AATCTTTGAAATTGAAGATTCTTAGCGTGCGTTCGAAGAAGAAGTTATGTTGACCGTATTCGGTCAAGCCCCAGTTAAGGCTGAAGGCGCTGGCGTGAATTATGATTCTGCACAAGAGTCATTCACAGCACGCTACACCCACCAGACTATGGCATTGGCGTTCTCAATCACTGAAGAAGCGATTGAAGATAACCTCTACGACCGTTTGGCAAGCCGTTATACAAAGGCTTTGGCTCGTTCAATGGCTCACACCAAGCAAGTATTCGGTGCAGGCACATTAAACAATGCGTTCGACAGCGCTTATAAAGGCGGCGATGGTGTTTCTTTATGTAATGCTAACCACCCAACTGCTTTAGGCCCTAACTTCAGCAACAGACCAGTCGTTGCCTCTGACTTGAACGAAACTTCGCTCGAGCAAGGTATTATCGACATCGCCGGTTTCACCGACGAGCGTGGTTTGAAGATTGCTTTGATTGCTAAGAAAATGGTAGTTCCAAAAGAACTCCAATTTACAGCAGAGCGTTTGATGAAGTCTACATTGCGTACCGCAACTGCAGATAACGACATCAATGCAATCAAGTCTATGGGCTTAATCCCTGATGGTTTCTGTGTTAACCATTACTTAACAGACGTAAACGCATGGTTCCTCTTGACTGACGCTCCTAATGGTCTCAAGATGTTCCAACGTAGCCCAATCCGTACAGCCTTCGAAGGTGACTTCGATACAGGTAACGTACGTTATAAGGCTCGTGAGCGTTACAGCTTTGGTTGGTCTGATCCACGTGGTATCTATGGTTCACCTGGAGCTTAATCCTCCTAGAACCAGTAAAAACCCCGCTCACAAGGCGGGGTTTTTATTTTTAAGACGTTCTTTGTGATGATGTATTCGATGGCAATTAGCACATAACACTACACACTTTTTAATTTCCTCATAAGCTTTGGCATATTGCCCATTACTTATAAGTCTCCAAACATTGTCTTCTTTAGTACTAGGATCTACATGGTGAAAATCCATTGCGGCAACGTGTTTAAATCCACAGCTTTGGCAGCTAAGTGCTGATTTGTAGATATACCATTTTGCTTTTTCCCGGATCTTAGCTGTTTTTGTAGTCAGCTTTGTTTTTTCCCGATTTTTTTCGTAATGCTTACGGCTATATTCCTTATTCTTAGCTTTTTTAACTTTTGGATCTTTATATGGCATCTTTGTTGTCTAAGGAGTAGGTTTTAATCGGTTCATGACTTTTTAAATCTACATTACAGGCCCATTTTACGGCCTCCTGAGCTGTTAAGCCCATCCTTAAACACACTTCTGCTGCCATGGCCCCTGAGCCAATAGCCATAAAGGTCTTGGCTCTTTCCCATTCAAGATCATCCCCGCAATAAAACAGGCCATCCTTAGTTAGTTTGATAAAGGAGCTATCTGCTTTAAGCTTTGGTTTTGTTTTACTTTTTTTATTGATGTAATCAACAACTTTTTCACAGTCGCTCCAGTTACCGGCAACGCCCAGCCAGCCACTATCTATGGGAACAATCTTTTCGTCAAAATATTTAATGCCAGTATCATCATCTGAAAACTGGCTATCTGAAACCAGTATCCTGGCACTCCAATCGCCCACAATAGTTGTCATTTTTATTCCTAATAAAAAAGTGCAACAACTCCAGCTACGTAAAATAACACGGCTACTGCTTCAACTAAAAATAAGGGCATGTCTTTCTGTGCCCATCCTGCCCAAGTCCATAAAGCACTACCAATCAAACTGAGAATAATATTGATAGGGTAGATGTTGAAACTCGTCAAACAAATGCCAGTCAAGCACAGGAAGGTTCCTAGCCATTTAATGCCCTTCATGGTATCTCCGAATTTGGTGAGGGTGTTGCGCAACAAAAAGCCTTTCACAGACCTTACCCTCGCCCCCATTTTACCTAAAAATAACTTGCACAAACACTAAAAAGGAGTAATATTAAGGAAACCGGGGAAAACCGGCTTATTAGACTGACCCGGCAGACGCATACAAGACTAATAAGCTTATCTTTGTATGAAGGACAATTTATCATGGCAAAAACCACTTTTACAGGCCCAGTTCGCTCGCAGAACGGTTTCCAATCCGTTACTGTATCTCCAACTACTGGCGCAGTTACTGTAGACGCTTCATTTGGTGCTTCTACAAGCGTAACCACCCTGACAGCATCAAATTTAGTTTTTATTGACCTAAATCACCCTACAGTTGCTGCTATTAATGCTACAGCTACCGCTACGGCAGCACAAGTTGCAACCGGCTACATTACTTCTACTTCAGCAGCCGCTACAACTATTACATTGCCAACAGGTACTTTGTTGGGCGCAGCTATTGGTGCAGTTCAAGGTACTGTATTGGATTTGTATGTTGATAACACTGCAGGCGCAAGCACTGTGACTATGGCTGTAGCTACAAATGGTATTAAATCGGATGCTGCAAATACTACTGCGGCTAGTTTTGGCCAGTTAACTGTTGCTTCAGGCGCAACCGGCCTTGCTCGATTTACTCTTATGTTTTCTAGCGCAACAGCCTACGTGTTTACACGCACTGCTTAATTAATCCAGGGGCTTCGGTCCCGACTAATCTAGGAGATTAATTATGTTTCAATATGACGTAAAATCAGCGTCCATCGCAGCGGCTCAAACGGATGTGGCTGTATTTGCAGGCCCTGCTCGTATTAAGGGAATGATAGTGGGTATCCCTGTGGGTGGTGGCACGCTTACCCTTAAAGATGGTTCTGGTGGCACTACTGCTTTTAGTTTTGTGGCTCCTGCAATTGGTCAATCCTTTAATATTTCAATTCCAGGTGATGGTATCCGCTGTGGTAGTGGTATCTACGCTACAACCCCAGCCGGTATGACGGTAACTGTTTTTTACGGCTAAATCATGATCTTTGATGAGTCAACCAAGCTAGAGTTAATGAAGCAGTTGAGTCTCATCCTTTATCCGCTGACGAAATTCATTGGGTTAGAATGGCTATACAAGCAGAGGCTGAAAGAGCAGAATTGCGTAAAGCAATTATTCACAAGTCTTTAGCTGGATTTTTTTGCAAAACACTGGAAATAAAGGAATAAAAATGGAAATGAACGCAAGCAACACAAACCGCCATAAACTAATGGCAATGGGCAAACCAATCAAAGCCAAAAAAGGTGGAATGATGACAAAAAAAGCTACTGGTGGTGGCGTAACCATGGGCTCTAATGGCAAAACAGCTACAGCAGCTACAGGTAAAGCACTTAAAAGCCGTGAAGGTCGTGCATTGTTACCTGGCAAGATGAAAGGTAATCTAACCATGATTGCTCCACAATCTGCTTATGCTAAAGGTGGTTCCGCAAAAAAAATGTTTTCAGGTAAAGAAAATTACACTGAAGAGATGAAAGAAGCAAAAGCGCTTAAATCTGGAAAAATGTCCATGAAAGATTACGCTAAAGGCGAAAAATCAGAAGCCGTACACAAAAAAATGGGTGGTATGACTAAAAAACGTAGTGCTTGCTAAGGAGTAAGAAAATGAGTAAAAAACGTGGCGTAGGTGCAGCAATTAAGGGTTTTGGTGCAGTGTTTTCAGAGACTACAGAGCAGGCTAAAAAGCCAGTTCCGGTTGATGTTGATTACGATGCACAAAAGGTGCATGGCACTGTTGATACCCCAACACAAAAGCGTATTCCTCAGCCTACAAGTTTTTAATTAATGGCCACCTCAGGTACAACTAGCTTTGACCTGGACATTGAGGAACTTATTACCGAAGCGTATGAACGCTGCGGCATTGAGACTCGGACAGGTTACGACTTAAGGACTGCTCGTCGGTCCTTAAATCTGCTTTTTGCGGAGTGGGCAAGCCGTGGCTTAAATTTGTGGACTATTGAACAGCATGAGCAGGTGTTGACTGCAGGTGATTACGAATATGAAATCCCAACAAATATTGTTGATATTCTTTCCGCTGTTATTCGTTCTCCACAAACAGGTGTAGTAGGTAGCCAGTATTTTGACGTAACATTGAATCGTTTTAGCCAGGCGGAGTGGTTACACACTCCTAATAAAGCAGGAACACAAGGCCGTCCAGCGCAATTCTATTTCCAGCGTACTATCCAGCCTAAGGCCTTTTTCTTTCCTTGCCCTGACAATTCAACGACTTACACTTTTGTTTACTACGGAATTCGTAGAATTCAAGATGCTGGTGCATATACCAATACAGCAGACGTAAACTTCCGCTTCCTACCTTGCTTAGCTTCTGGACTAGCTTACTTTATCTCCTTGAAGAAGGCTCCAGATCGTACAGTATTGCTTAAGCAGTTGTATGAAGAAGATTGGATGCGCATTGCTAACGCTGACGTGGACAGAGCAAGCTACTTCGCTGTTCCGGATGTGCGAGGAAATGTCTAATGTATGCGGCTGGCAAACTAGCCTGGGGTGCGTGTGATCGCTGTGGACAGCGATTTTTGCTTAATGAACTTAAAAAGGAATGGCAAAACCTCAAGGTTTGCACTTTTTGCTATGAGCCTAAACAGCCTCAGTTAGAGCCCCGCCGAAATGTTTCAGATGCAATTGCTTTATATGAACCAAGACCGCTTCCCGATGATACCTTTAATGTTTATTTAGGACTTATTGGAGGAAGTGCTTTTGGGGCTAATGGTATGATGCCTGTCCCTGTTTCCAGACCAACTATTGCGGTAACTTTCGCTGGCAATTTACAAGTGAGCACTTCATGAACTATGCCCAATTAACTGCGGCCATTTGCGATTACACCGAAAACTTTGAGTCAACTTTTATTGACAATATCCCTGTTTTTGTTAAACAGGCAGAAGACCGTATTTACAATTCTGTGCAATTGCCTTCCTTGCGTAAAAATGTAACTGGAACTTTGACCTCGGGTAATAAATACTTATCCTGCCCTAATGACTTTTTATCGGTATATTCCCTGGCTGTATATTCTTTAGCAAACACTACGGCTACTGCAACTACTACGACCACTATTACAGTAGCCTCTAATACTAATATCCAGGTAGGTCAGTATGTCTATGCCACCGGGATTACTGAAGGCACGACCGTAACAGCGATTAACGGCAATATTATTACCCTATCCGCCGTGCTATCTGGTTTTACTTCCGGCGCTGTTGCTTTCCAGGGTGATTACCTTTACCTCCTCAATAAGGATGTAAACTACATTCGTGAGTATTTTCCAAACCCACGATATACAGGCTTTCCGAAGATTTACGCTATCTTTGGTTCAACCCTAAATGATCCAAATGAGCTAAGTCTTATTATTGGCCCTACCCCAGATGCTAGTTATTATGCTGAGCTCCATTATTTTTATTACCCAGAGTCCATTGTGGATGCTGGTACTTCTTGGCTTGGTGATAACTTTGATCCCGTATTGCTCTATGGAGCTTTACGGGAGTCCTATTTATTCATGAAAGGCGAGCCTGACATGATTGCTAACGTAGAGCAGAAATTCCAGGAAGCTTTAGCACAACTTAAACGCTTAGGCGATGGCCTTGAGCGCCAGGATGCTTATCGTTCTGGGCAAGCTCGAGTTGAGGTTAAATAATGGCAATTACCCAAGGTTTAACCACATCCTTTAAATTACAGCTTCTCGAGGCTGTGCATGATTTCACCACTGACGTGTTTAAAATTGCTATATACACGTCAGATGCTGTTCTTGGCCCTGATATCCTTATTTATACGTCAGTAGGGGAAGTTACAAGCGCTGGCTACACGGCCGGGGGACAAGTATTAACTGGGGTAACAGTCCTATCCGGTAGTGGTGTTGCTTATGTGAATTTTAACAACTTGACCTGGAGTAACGTAACCTTTACCGCCAGGGGTGCATTAATCTACAATAGCACTAAGGGTAACAAATCTGTGGCTGTATATAACTTTGGTACGGACCAGACTGCTGGAGCTTTAAACGTGTTTAACATCGCAATGCCTGCAAACACTGCAAATGAGGCATTGATCAGGATTACTTAAGGAGCTGTTATGAAAGATAAAGTACAAATTTCAGATGCCTGTGAAGCATCTGTTACCCGTGGTGCAAGTCACGAAGAAGCTACCAGCATTGCTGGTTATTACGTTGTAGAGTGTTTTAACAATGGTCAACTGAAGTGGAAAGATGACATTCACAATTTAGTGACGACTGTTGGTAAGAACTTCACAATGGATACTACCTTAGGCAATACTGCCGGTGGTGCTGTTGTAATGGGCTTAAAAGGTACAGGCACTGCAGTAGTGGCCGACACACAGGCTTCTCATGCTAGTTGGTTAGAAGTTGGTTTAGCTAATGCCCCAACCTACACAGGTAATCGTCCTACCCCAACATTTAGTGCAGCTTCTGCCGGTGCTAAAACTACAGCTTCAGCGGTAACTTTTGCTATTACCTCCTCTGGAACTGTAGCTGGCTGTTTTATTAACATCGGTGGCTCAGCAACTAAAGACAGCACGACTGGTACTTTATTCTCTGCTGGCGACTTTACCGCAGGTTCTAAGACAGTTACTTCTGGCGACACACTCAGCGTTACCTATACCGCTACTGCAGCGTAAGGAGCCTTAAATGGCTCTGGTATTAGGCGACCGCATTAAGGAAACTACCAGTACAGCTGGTACAGGTACTATCACGCTCCTAGGGGCTTCAACTGGGTTTCAATCTTTTGCTGCTGTTGGAAATGCCAATACAACCTACTACACCATAGCAGGTCAGGGTACTAACGAGTGGGAAGTAGGCATTGGAACCTACACGTCTTCTGGTACGACTTTATCTAGAACCACGGTTTTAGCTTCGTCTAACTCAGGATCACTAGTCAACTTCTCCGCTGGCACAAAAGATGTATTTGTAACTTATCCTGCTGTAAAGTCGGTTAATCAAGATGCTAATGGTCGGGTTTTAATTCCTTACACAACCGGCACATCTACTGTTGGTTCGTTAAACGTTGGTAATGCAACAACAACTGACACTGGAATGATTGCCGCTTTTACAGCAAGCGAAGCGCTGTATCTTTATACAAGCCTACAAAACACAAGTTCAAGCAACACAAGTTATGCCGCCTATGCGGTTAATAATAACAACCGTTCAGCGTATGGCGAGCTTGGTGCAAATAACTCAGCCTACAGCTATGCAGCGGCTGGATTTCCTAATAACACTTTTTCCGCACCATCGGCATTATTTCTTGAGTCAAATGGCGGTCCATTAGCTGTAGGAACATGGGATAGTCAGCCTATTAGTTTTATTGTCAATGGTTCTGTTAATACAGCAGATGCTTTGACTATTGCAACTAC